AAATTTAGATTTTCGACCACAGATCGAAACATTGGTTGGACAACCTGTGGAACTTTATCAATGGTACTCTGCCCCATTTGGATTGAATGCGCCGAGAGAAACATTTTATTCTATATATAACACAATAAAGGTGTGGGTTCGTTCTTGGTATGAAGGTTATGCTGATCCGTATAGCTGGTGTTACAACGAATTGGTTAGACATGCACAGCCTGGGTTAACAAAAGCTATAAATGATAATTATGCTAGAACTGGTGAAAAACTGATTCTTATTGGACATTCACTAGGAACAAGAATGGTTCTTGAAACAGCCACACAATCAATGAATTGTATTGATAAAATAATTTTATTGAATGGAGCGGAACTTGTTGAAAACGTAATGCCATTTTTACCAAGCATAACTTGTCCAGTTCTTAATATTGCAGTTAAAAATGATGGCGTCCTTGCTGATCTTGGATCTAAATTTTCGGGCGATGGAACTGGTGCTTGCATAGGTCATATTGGTCTTGAAGATAAAGCTCCTGTTAATTGGACTGACATTATTATTGATGATGATGTAGCAATTACTATAGCGAAAGCTAGAGGTTGGGATATAGAAGGCGACGATGGAAGTGATTTTATAGATTCATTAACCAGAAATCATTGGTACTCGTACAGGAATTTAAACAATGCGCCACTAATCAGAGCATTTATTAATGGTGATACTTTATCAGACTTCAAGAGATAAAAAAACAGGGCTTTTGCCCTGTTTTTTTTAACAAATTTAAATAAAAATTAAAGTTGAACTACTGGACCGCCAGAATTACTTAATGTAGCTTGACCAAGTACTGTTGGTGTTGCATATAAATTCCAGCTATAAGTATGATCTTCAAAAGTATCAACTTTTTTATTCATTATTTTTGAAGCGTATTCAACTGGTCCGCCGCCGAAAGGTGTTACTGATATTCTTCCTTGTCCTGCCGCTACAACTGGTCCATCTTGTAATGTAATTTCACCAACTGTTGTTCCGTCTGATACTAAAAAACGAACTCTACTTATTTGTTTAACTATATGAACGCTATTTGCTGCTGAAGCTGCTGCATTACCTGGAATCCATGCATCAGATAACATGATTACCGGTGAATTTCCAAGGCTTGCATCATAAAAGCGTTGATTAATTGGTCTTCCCATTTGTTATACTCCTTAAATGTTTTCTTTTATTTATTTATCACGTCACTTATAATTTTGACTATATTATCATAATTTGTTAATATTTATTGATTATGAAAGGATAATTATGGCTGAAGATAAAAAACGTCTTGATATATTTAGAACATTGACCGCTATAGATTTAAATGATAAGAAATACTATAAAAATTTAACAGACGATGAGAAAAAACTTTTTACTCCATCTGTCGTTGCAAGATGGTTATCATCTGTAACAGACAGTTCTGGTTTATCTGAATATTATTGTTTAATGACTAATGAAATTGTTAATGTTGGTTTTTGGGATTTATATAAACATCCGGAGTTACAATATTTGCTAATGACATTGGTTGGATCTGGAAAGAAAATGAGACATGAATGGATACCTATATCAAAAAAGAATAAAAAAGGCAAAATTGAAGAAATGTTAATGTCTAAATATCCATTATCTAATAAAGCAGAATTAGAGTTATTATTAAATAAACATACCGCTGACGATATTAAGCAATTAGCTCTTGATATGGCATATGATGATAAAACAATAGATTTAATAATGGATGAATGGAAATTATTAAAAAATGAATGAAGACAGATTTTATTGTGAACATTGTAAAAAGGATTTTTCAAGTGAAAATACATTATTGATACATGCTTGCGAAAAAAAGAATAGATTTTTAAATAAAGATGAATTGCATGTTAGAATTGGTTTTGGTGCATATCGTCGTTTTTATGAAATGCAATATCCTGGTAAAAAACCACCTGACTATAAAGCATTTATGAATAGTAAATTTTATATTGCTTTTGTAAAATTTGGTAAATATGTTATCAATACGCATGTTATTAATCGTGACCAGTTTATAGATTTTCTTATTAAAAACATTAAAATTGATGATTGGACTAAACCATCTGTTTATGAATTATTCGTCAGAGAGACACTTAAAAAAGAATCACCGGATAATGCTTTAGAAAGAAATATACTACTAATGGAGTCTTGGAGTACAGAAACTGGCGAGGCATGGTATGATTTTTTTAGAAAGATTGATCCGTCTTTAGCTGTTTTATGGATTAAAACAGGAAGAATATCACCTTGGATCATTTATTCTGCAAAAAGCGCCAATGACATGTTTGATAGAATGAATGATGAACAGTTGGGTTTAGTTCAGGAATTACTTGATCCAGCATTATGGAAAGCAAAAATGAAACTTGCGAAATCTGATGTTGTTTTTTTGAAAAAAACATTAGCAGAATTTAATCTTTAATGATATACTAGGAGAATATTATGCCATTTACATTATCTGATATGTTTGGTGATAAAAAAAGAAAACAAGAAACTGAAGCGACACCAACAAAATATCTCGCTGGTTTAAAAATTACTGGTAGCGAAACGACGAAAATTCAGATAGGAAATCAAACTATTGAAGTTCCTAGTGTAACATATGTTAAAATTTTAGAAAGTCAAATACGTGATTTAAGGGGATTAGTTCGTGAACAAGACAGTACAATATCAAGATTGTCCAAATCATTAGCAAAAATCATGAATGATATTTCAACACTCAAATTAGAACTTTCCAAAAAAATGAATAATACCTTTGGTGAATAAAGGATGACAACAATGGCAACAACAGTTTTATTATCTGATTACTTGCATAATAAACATTTTCATTTGGTTTTTACTGATGATGAATTTGTAACTATAAATTCCAATTGGAATGCTGAGGATCAATTATTGGTTGATTTATCTGATACATCTATTTTTAAAGGAAAGACGATGTGGTCTGAGTTGCAGCCAATACATTATGAAGTTCTTATAACAAAAAATTTATCAAAATTTGACATGCTCAATGAAGATGAACAAATGGATGAGACAAATTCTGTTGTTAACAGCCTTCATTTTTTAATAACAGGTTTAATTAAGTGTTTAAACATCAATACAAATTCATCTATTGAATTATTAAGAATTGATCGTATTACAGATGATAATATTAATTTTATTCATCATGGTAGTTCTTGTCTTCAATTAGAACTCCCAAAAAAGAAATTAAATGGTAATGGTAATAATGGTATAAAAATTATTGTGGATAATACAAAAGCAAATGAATGAATTTCCAAGACACCTTGATTTGACCGAAGGTTATGTAAACACACCAAAACAAGATACACAAATTGCTACCACAGCATATGTAAATGAAAGTGTATCAAATGAATATTTTACTGGTAATATATCTAATGTAGAAGTAAGACCATACGCAAGATATAATTCAACATTTACACCACCAACTATTACTATGACTAATGGTAACATATCATCAATAAACATTACTAATTCCGGTTCTGGTTATACGAGTTCTCCTGTTGTTACCATAAATTCTGGAACATATGCAGGAATATCCCATCCAATTCATCCAGTTGCCGGAGAATGCTTTTATAACACCAATACAAGTGAAATAATGATATTTGATGGTAATACATGGTTATTGGTTTCAACGAATCAACAAATGGGAATATCTTCAAATGGAACTTGGGGGAGTCCTAAATCAAAAAAAGAAATTTTATTACAAAAAGCATATAATTCGGATAATATTCATATTACAAAATTATATGATGAATTGTTATCAGCAGTAAATCATGATAATTTGACCAATGAAAAAATTATTGAAAAAATTATTGCCTCTGAGGATGATAAAATAATAAAATTGATGAATAAATTATTAATTCATATTACATTGATATATGGGGAAAATGATGGATATTGATATTGACTGCAGTGAAAGAAAAGATATATTAGAAATTGTAAAACATATACCGGCATCCATGATTACTGGAAATAAATTATCAAAACATAATTCTGGTGTTTATTTTCAAAATATACCAGTAGATACTGAATCAGGAATATCAACAATTCCATTTAAAACTGCAGAAGAACGCGGTTGGTGGAAAATGGATTTTTTAAATCTTCATATATATAAACAGGTGAAATCTGAACAGCATCTCATAGAATTAATGAATAGAGAAATTCCTTGGGATTTTTTCTTGATGGAAAGTTTTGTTGTGGATCAGGAATTGTTGCATTTTAAAGATCATTTTTATGTTCTCAAACAAATGAAACCAAAAAGTGTCGAAGAATTAGCAATGTGTTTAGCATTAAGATTGCCAGAAAAAAGATATTTAATGGGAAGAAAATGGGAAGAAATTAAAAAAGAAATATGGATTAAAACAGAAACGTATAATTTCAAATATAGTCATTCTCTTAGCTATGCCCATGCTGTGATTGTTCATATGCAATTAATAATTGATAATTTAATGGAAGATTGATGTTAAGAATAACAGATGAACCAAATATTATAAGATCGCAATATCCAAAAGGTAATATTTTGATGTGGGACGTATATCATCATTCTGATAAACACTGTCCTTTATATTCTTGTCCATTGATATTGTTACATGACAATGAAACTTTAACTACTGGAAGATTTAAAAATTTTTCAATGCAACAATTTGAAAATAAAATAAAAATTAGTATGCGTCATCCTGGTATAACTGCTGTCTCCAATTTACCTCCAAGAAAAAATTTATTTGAAGAAACAACAAAATATGTTGAATTAATATCAAAAAATATTAAGGGAAAATGGAGTGTCGAATTTGAATTTTATTCAGCAGACAATGGCGATATTATATTTTCATTTGAACAAAAATCTGATGCGATGTTTTTTAAATTGATTTGGGGGTGAAAAATGTCATCAATTGTGTTATGGGTTATGAAATATGATGTTTTTGCAGCATTACCACCTGATCTAAAACTGCTTTTAAATATTAATTTATCTGATATTCAGATTGATGAATTATCACAAAAATATCATGATAATTATGGATATTATAATTGGGTTTTAACAACTTGTAATAAATTTGATAGAAGTGGGTATTTAAAAAATAATAAAAATGATGTAATTAAATTATGTACTTTTATTTTAGATAAAAGAAATACATTAAAAGATATAGATGATGAAGACAAACGTGTTTTTTTAGCAACTATAGTTTATCTTATTGAATCAATCAAATGAAAGATTCTCTTCAGGTCTGAATAAAGTTATACTGCGTTTTTTAATTCTTTTTGATATAATATCCTGTAATGATACGCAAGGTCCGTGTATTAAATTGAAATCTTTACGAATAAATGTTCTTAAATATGGTCTAAAAATTGACCATTTGGCGTGATGAAATAAATTTATGCCTATTGTTCTGTTAGATTCCCACCACCATATTTCGCCTAAATATATAAATTCTTTCTTTAAATCATCTGATGGTAATAAATTGAATATATACATGGATAAAAATTGATTATCGCTATTTCCTATTATTCCAAGATATTCCTGTTCTAAATACTCACCGTAAGATAAAAAAGGAAATTGTTCAAGTGTTTTTTTGATATTATCGTCCATGTTTTTTAAATCTTTCATAAATATACAATAAATGTAATTTTATTTATCACAGTCAAAAAATTACATAATTATTACAAAAAGGTAATGGATGGCGATAGATATATACAATATTCGACAAAAAGTTTTTGCTACTTGTGTGGTGCCTGGATTAGGAAACAATAATATGACTATGACACAATCGACTTTTAAAATTTATAAAAATTCACCAATTGAAGTAGAATTTCAGATAAAAAATAATGATAGAAAACCAGTTAATTTGGTTGGTAAAGAAGTATTAATAATTTTTGTGGATGAAGAAACTGGTGAAAAAATGCTTCATCGTGATTTACAAATTATAGATATCACTAAAGGTAAAGTATTACTTAAATTATTTCCGCAAGATAGCGTAATGTGGAATTTGGGTTTTCATAAGTATAGTTTATCAATAAAAAATATTGATGGTGATATTACATTATTATATCTTGATGATCTTTTTGATTCTGGTGGTTATTTTGAAGTAATTGAAAGTGTTCAGCCAAGACCAGATGAAGCATATGTTGCTTATACAGATAAATTCTTACCACAAAACTGGAACCAATATGAAGTCACATATTATGTGTCACAAGCATATCCATCATCTGCACAAGTTGGTTATATAAATAATTTACAAACGATAGCAATATATGCAGATAATTTTTCTGGAAAATTGGTTTTACAAGGAAATTTAGAAAATCAACCAAACAATGATCCATCCCATTGGTTTCCAATAAGTCTCAATTCAAATGATGTTTTGAGTGGAAATAGTCAAGAAAAATATAATCATAATGTTAATCCTCCTGATGAAAATTGGCTCGATCCTATAAGCAATCCATTTCCATCATCGCCAGTTCAAATTCCTATGATAAACATAACAAATGGTATGCCAGACAATACATCGTTACTTATGAAAGAATTTACTGGCATAGAAGCATTTAATTTTAAAACAAATGCTATGTGGATTAGGTTTGCTGTTCAAAGTGATTTTAAAAATCGCGGAAAATTAACGAAAATATTGTATAAGAATTAATATGAGATATCAAGAAATAATTGAAAACAATGATGTGAAAGGTTGTTTTATTGCCGCAAAATTATCAGCAGCAGATGAAAATATATTAATAAATTTTTGTCATGAACTCGAAATCGATCCTTTACCAAAAAATGAATATCATATGACATTATTCAAACATAAAAATATTCCTTTACCAGATAATCTTCAATCTTTAAATTTTTCAGTGGAAATAGATAACTATACTACATGGGGATTTTTTACATTGCCAGAAAAAGGTATTAGAAATGCAGTTTTTTTAAGATGTGTCGGAACTGGTGCGTTGGTGAAATATAGGCATGAAATATTACGCAGCATATTACCAGGTAGTATGTTAACGCCATCAGGAAAAATACCACAAAAATATAGTGATTGGGTGCCACATGTGTCAATATCATTTGATGATTGTGAATTAAAGCGTCAGGAATATGATGATAAAATAATGAAAATAAAAACATTATTGTTGTCAGGAAGAATAAAACCACCACTAACTACACTGCATTTTGATGGGCTAATACAAACACCATTTAATAATGATTATGGAAAACGAATCTAATATTGATAATTAATCATAATTACTGTAATATTGATTCAATGAAGAAATATTATGGTTTTATAAATGTCCAATCCTTTACTTGATTTACTTAATACTGTATTGCCTTTTGGTAGGAAAAAAACTGCGTCCGGATGGGAAGGTTTTTCTGGCCATTGCTGCGTTCATAATCATCAGCCAAGGGCAGATACAAAAAAACGCGCTGGGTTAATGGTAACTGCTGACGAAACTATTGTTTATAACTGTTTCAATTGTGGTTTTAAAGCCAGCTGGAGTAAAGGACACCAGCTGTCACAAGCAATGCGAAAAGTTTTAACATGGCATGGGGCTTCAGATGAAGACATAAAAAAAGTAAATTATCAGTTATATCAAGCCCAATTGAAAAATGAAGAGCAATCAGAAAAAGCAACTTTGGATTTTTCATTAAAATTTGAAACAAAAACACTTCCTACAGATGCAAAAAGTTTTACTGAATGGGGTGAAGGAAATAAAGTAAGCAATTCGTTTCTTGGTGTTGTTGATTATGTGATAAATCGTGGTGAAGATATATTTAATAATTTTGAATATTATTGGTCACCATCTGGAGATAATGGATTATATAGCCGCGTTATTATTCCATTTAAATATCAAGGAAAAATTGTTGGATGGACAGCAAGATCAATAAAATCTGATGCAAAATTAAGATATTATACAAATGTTCAACCAAATTTCCTGTTTAATAATGATGTTCTTTATAATTATGAAAGAAAATATGTAATCATCGTGGAAGGACCATTTGATGCTATTGCCATCGATGGGGTTGCAACATTGGGTGAAAAATTATCGAAAGTTCAAATTGAATGGATTAAAAGATCTGGTAAAGAAGTTATATATCTTCCAGATAGGGATATGAAAAGTAGTGAATTAATTGATATTGCTATTGAAAATGAATGGATGGTTTCATATCCCTGGATGGATCGGCTTGGAGGCGATGGATTGTGGGATACGAATATCAAAGATGCTGCTGAAGCATGCAAGAAATATGGAAGATTATATACACTTTATTCTATAATAGAATGTGGCGTCGATGGATTGAATATAAAAACACAATATAATAATATAAAGAATAAAATGAGGAGAATAAATGAGTGAAGATAAAAAAGAAGAATTTACAGAAGAACACCAAATATTATTTTTACAAGCATTAATAAGCAATCAAGATTTATTTTTAAGATGTTCTCCTATATTACGAGACAAATATTTTATGTCAAAATATAGATCAACATTAAGATTTATACTAGACTATGTTGATCAGTATAAAGCGTTGCCTTTACCTGAACAGGTATTTGCTGCTGCACCAGAAAGCAAGAAAAAACTGGAAATCGTTAATGTTGATGAGGGTTTCAAAAAATGGTTTTTGGAAAATATTGAATTATTTTGTCGACACAAAGAACTCGAATCATTAATTCTTGACGGTCCAGATTTATTAGCTAAGGGATTGCATTCTGAAGTTGAAAACCGTGCAAAACTAGCAATGACTATATCATTACAAAAAAATTTAGGTATTGATTATTTTTTTGGGGCAAAAGAAAGATTAGTTGCAATGAAAGATACTAGCAATATGATTTCATGTGGATTAAAAACATTAGATTATAAATTTGGTAAAGGAATACCAAGAGAAACACTTAATATTGTTCTGGGCCATGCGGGTGGTGGTAAAAGTTTATTTTTACAAAATTTGGCAGTTAATTATATTGAGATGGGTTTGCATGTTGTTTATATAAGTCTTGAATTGGCAGAAACATTCGTCGCAAATAGAATTGATCCAATGGTTACAGGAATGACGACGAAAGAAATCTGGAATGATATTGATGAAACCGAAATGAGATTAGGAATGTTCAGAAAAACACATAAAGGTGGAACATTAAGAATCAAAAAGTTACCTGAATCATCGACTTGTTCAAATGATATTCGAGCATATTTAAAAGAATATGAAATTCAATTTGGTATTAAACCAGATGTTGTTTTGGTTGATTATCTTGATTTGATGCGTCCTAATAGTAAAAAAATTGACACTACAAATTTATTTTCTAAAGACAAATATGTATCTGAAGAATTGCGCGGGTTGGCATTTGAATTAAATGCTATATTTTGGTCGGCAAGTCAAATGCAAAGAGGAAGCTATGAACTGGTTGAATTCGATTCAAGTCATGTTGCTGGTGGTATATCTAAAATCAATACTGTTGATAATGCTATTGTTATATTTGCGCCACCGAGTATGAAAGAAAAAGGTGAAACACAAATTCATTTTATTAAGACTCGTTTATCTGCGGGCGTAGGTCAAAAAGTTATGCTGGCGTATGATCCTAATTGTTTGAAATTAACTGATATGTCTGAAGATCAAACAGTTGAAACACGTTCAAAAACAAATGATGAAATAAGACAAGCGTTCACATCCAAATCGACTTCGACAGTTATTAAAAAAGATGAAGATATAAAATCTAGAGGTGTCGATATAAGGAACAGATTTAAAAAATTAAACGATCAGTAGCATTCTGATAAATAGTTTATAAAGTATTAAATTTGGGAGATCATGTTGAGAAATCATATAGATGAAATGAGATTATTCATTCATGAATGCTCACTGCAAAAACAACAAGATGTTATAATTGAAACACAATCATTACCAGTTCAAAATACCGATGAATTGTTAATGGAAGATTTAGAAAGTGTCCTCGTTAAAATGAAAACATATCAAGAAAATAGTTCCGATCAATCCTATGCAATGGGGGTTGAAGTTGGATTATCAATGGCTTGCGAATTACTTGAAAATATTTTAAAACATCATCTTGATGGGAGATTATAAAATGGCTGATAAATTTTCCTCTATTTTAAATGAATTGGATAAATTTGTTCCTGATCGTGATAAACATCTGGTTATAGAATCCCGTGCAAGAAATGTCATAGCATCAGCCGTTAATTTATTAAAATTGATAGATGAAAGTTTTTCTGCTGAAGATGCAGATGAACTAAAAAGACGTTTGCTCAATTCGATAAAAGGTGAAGATGAAAATAAATTCACACGCAAAATAAGAGAATTTAAGGAACGTGATGGGCAAATACTAAAAGAACAACATCGGAGAGTAAAGAAATGAGTGATGCTGCACAAATAAGAAATTTAATGAACTCTTTGCAGATTATTAATGAAAATATTAATAACGAAGATATTCTTGAGGAAGGTTTCTTCTCTGAACTGCTGGATACTGTGCTGGCAAAATTTAGCGACAAAGCAAAGGGGCGTGTTTTAATAACAAAAGAAGCAAAAACTATAAAGACCGCTTGGATAAATTATATTGGGCAACTACAAACAACAGGGAAAAACATTGAAAATGAAGATGATTATATTTCTACATTAACGCAGTGGGCAATACATAAACTAAAGTGCGATAAAGCAGTAGTAGCAAAAGCATTACAGTCGATAGGAAAACAAGCAAAATCAGCATATAGATCGAATGAAAAAACTGATACTAGCAACGCGAAAGCAGCATTAGAAAAACAAAAACAAATAGAAAAATCCAAAGATAGCCAGGAAAACAATACACCAAAAGAAGATCTTTTTGCATCGTATAATAATTTACAAAAATATCTTGGCGAAAGTAAAGAATTTTTAATTGAAGGATTTAATCTCAAGGATAAAGAACTGATGAAATTTTGCTGCAGTCTCGTTCTTTATGGTGAAGAAATGAAAAAACAATCACCATTTATCGATCAATTACAATCAAAAATTGTAACACAAATGAAAAATGGTTCTGCTTCAGATTCAGATGATGATGATGATGAAGATACAGAACAAGAAAATCATGGAAAAACACAAAATCGATCTTCTGGAAATCAGCATAAACTAGATAAACAGCACCTAAGACAAAATTTGAAATCCATAGGAATTACAGCAAAAATAGATGATTTAGCAGATGAATTTAAAGATATATCATATAAAGATGCAAAAAACAACAATAAATTACCTAAAGTCGGTTTTGCATTTTTGAAAACATTAGCAGGGAAAGATGTAGAATGATAGATTTTGAAGTGAAACCACAAATAACATTTTTGCAAGAATTAAATGAAAGCTATTTGATTCCTAGTAAATCACACATATCTTCATATTCATTAAAGGATATTACTGATGGTGTTTTTTTATATTTCTTGACACTTTATATTCTTAAACATGAATTTAATTATGCACCGATAGTAAAAAAATATGCTTATAGAACATATATGAATGGTCATTTTGATAGTTTTATGACAGGAGCATCAGATCTAAGAATAATGCTCACACTATTAATAGGCAATAATGATGATATGAATAAGCATCTTTCCGATCATGAAGCAAATAATGTATTAAGATCGAGAATACATGTTGATCAAACAATGTTAAGAAGATTACTCCAAAGTTTTGAAACACCAAAACTTAATGATTCATATGAACAACGCTGCCTATTTAATATGCAAACACAATTATGTATAGATAATGCAAATTACAGAAGTATGCGCAGACTGATTATAGAATGGTCTGATTTAAAAAAACATGATAAACAGCTTGTTATGACTAGATTACTTCAAGCATTCAGAGCAAGATACAGAAAAAGTGAACTTTTACCATATCTTAATTCGTTGGCAAAACAAGAAAAATTGGAATTAGATAATGTAGCCAATGCTGAAACTGGTGAAGATTCACATGATCATGAACCTAAAAAAGAAGGAAATAAATTTCTTAAAACACTTGGAGCAATTGCCACAGGAATGGCAGCGGGGGTTGTATATAACATTATAAAAAACAGGGGGAAATAATGCGTCTATACGAATTGTCTCCCAATTATAACACTATCTCGTTAATGAATAAATCTTCAATCAACGAATCGCATTATGAAATGTTTAGAATAATAGATGAAGAATTGCTTCCGGTATTATCATCACTCAATGAAGATGATGGTACTATATCAAAAATAAAATCCATATTAACAAAAGTAAAAGATAAGGCACAAAATTCTGCCCCTATTAAAATGGCTGATCAAAAAGCAGATGAATTTATTCAGAAAATAAAAGCAAAACTTGGTGATAATCATAAAGCAGTAAAATATGCCCAGCAGATTGGAAATTTTGCTAAAGAACACCCAAAATGGACGAATTTTGGAATTGGTGCTTTAGCAGGAGCGGTTTCTGTGTTGGGAACGCCGGCCGCAGGAATGATGGTTGCTGGTTTATTAAGAACAAGTGCAGGAATGATGAAAGGTGAAAAATTATCTACTGCTGCAGGTAAAGCAATAGGAATGGCAGCTATTTCCGTTATTGGCGGTGAAGTAGCTAAAGATGTTATACATGGATTGACTAATGTTATTGCAGCGGGTATATCCCCGGATATAGTAATGCATGGAAAAGACCTTGCCGCAGGGATTTCGGAATATAGAGGTACTTTGACTTTGGATGGAAAAACATTTAGTTATGATATGTTAGCCACACCAGAAAAAATGGCAAAATTAGAGGCGTTAAACCCTGCTAATTTAGGTTTGGATATTAATGATAGTAGTTATGACCGTGCTTGGATTAAATATGTTAAGGCTCTTAACGATTATCAAAATGATGCAACCATACAGGCAAATTTATATATTAGATTGGATGCTGTTAAGGATCAATTTAAGATTACTCATTTGGTTAAAAAAATAGGTGATGTTCTTGGACCTATTATTGGCGGTGGCGCTGCAGCAGTAGCAGCGGATCCATCGCAGCCTGACAATACAGATCGTGCAAAAAAGATTTTTTCAGCATATAAACATGATATAGATTCAGCTAATGTTGATATGAATATTAAAAATACTTTGAAATGGTTAAAAGGTCATGCATCTATAAGTAATGATAAAATGCTGGCAAGTGCATTTAAAACTTCTGGTGTAAACATGAAGTCTGATACTGAATTAAATCAACAACAACTTATTAAAATATTTAAAACACTTCTTGATTTGGTGGCTAAACAAAAGGAACAAAAACATGAGATGGCATGAAATAGTAAATGAAATGGCTTCTGTGGGTGCAACTTGTGCATCGGCAATTGCCGTTGTTCCGCAATCCACTGGCGCAATGTTGAGCAGAGGTCAATCCAATGGCGGACAATTCTTTGGGCAAAGCCCTTTTGATCCAACAGGAATGGGTATATATTCCAAGAAACAAAGTTCTAAAAAAAACAAACGTAAAAATAATGATAAATGATAAATAATTTTATATAATATAAATTATATAATATTAACATTTTTGATATGTTTTTTACTTATTGAGATAAATAAATATATCAGAAACCTATTTTATGAGAGGTATTTAAAATGACACATGGAGTAACAAAAGTAAACGGAGTTAGTTACAACTATCAAGGACTTACAGGAAGTTTGAATTATTTCACACTTCGTACATTGGTTAACATCACTGTTGATCCAACAGCAGTTGCTGACGTATATGGAACACCAACAGGTGCAAACCCAACAGCAGGAACACAATTGGCATTGGATCAACTTGTTGAAATCATTTCAACACGTGCACAACCAATTATTCTTGGACAAGTTGCAACAACAACAGAAACATCACCAGCTGATCTTCCAGCAGCAAGTGGTTCAGTTACTGTTTATACATTGCGTTTCGCAATTGAACACAATATGGCATGGGATGTTAATTCATTGATGGAATCATTAGATGGTATCAATGCATTTGTTTATACAACACCAACAACCCATAATAACGTTTCAATCGTTGAGTTCACCGATCTTTAATCGTTGAATTTAAAATAACAAATTAAAAAAAGCAGGAATAAAAATATTCCTGCTTTTTTGCTGTAAATTTGCTGTAAAATAGTAAACTATTTTTATTTTTCGTTATTTTTATTTTTCCAAATTACTAGGGATTTTATTAGATTGTTTGTTATGATATTGTATTGTGAATTCGAATCATCAATATTTGTTTTTAATAACTCTTCATTTTTTGCCAATTGACAAGTTAATTTGTAGAAATCATTATAAGTTGCAATCACATTAATGTAATATTTGTTCCCCCCAAATGTTTCTGTTATCTGTGGATTTTTAATTAATAAACTCAAATGATGTGTTTCTGAATTTAATAATTCTTCTACGTTTATTTTTTGTTCATATATCAATGAAGTTTCTAGCTGAAATTTTAATTCCAATATTGAACTTATTGCCATATTGATTTTTTCGTTTAATGTAACCAGTTGTTTTTGGTCATTTTGCATAGGAACAAATAATCCCATGACGCCATTAAATGTATCATTTAATATCATGGAATTTTTGTAAAACATCCCATTTATAAGATTTCCATTTTTTTGATTCAAAAGTTGACCTTTATATTTGAGCCATTCCACGTGAAAATCACGTAGCTCATCATCCGTTTCTGAGTATAATTTGGCGAGATGATCAGGAAATATTTCATACGGGTATGCACCAATTATTTTTTCTTTTGGCAAACCACAATAAGAAGCAAAAGCATCATTGGCGTCTGAATATTTTCCATATTTGTCTTTTATGAAGATCGGATGTGGTAATGTTTTAAATAAAAGATTTTTCATTTCTAGGGATGTTCTCATTTTATCTTCATAATTTTTTCTGAAAGTTATATCTTTTAGTGTTATTAGTGATGTGTTTCTGCCCTCGTATTTAACTAATGCGCCCCCAAATATAAGACTTAGTGGTTTGCCGTCGATTTTTTTACAACCCAATTCAAATTCAAAAGCGCAATCTTCGCCGTTTATGTGACTGCTATGTGCGAGTTGAAATTGTTCCATATATTCATTTCTGATGAATACTCTGAAATCGACGTCCTGGATTATTTTTACTCCAAATAAATTTAATAGGCTATGGTTTGCTTTGATTATTTTAAAATCCTCAATAATTCCAATCGCATCAAAACTCATTTCAAAAATTGTTCTGTAAAATTCTTCATTTTCTTTTAGTTTTAATTTTGTTGTTTCCTGTTCAGTTATGTCTCTAACCAGTAATAAAGTGATTAAAAGACCATCTGTATCCGCATAAGTCGATGCAGATATATTAACAATAAATGTAGTTTTATCTTTTTTGACGCCCTTAATTGTAGTCAATGCTGAAGTAGTACCATCGTAACATCCTTCTAATTTAAGAGTGTCTATAAATTTTGTAAAATCAATCGTTTTTTCAGTATTTGACTGAAATAAATTGCTTATTCTTTTGCCTCGCAATTCTGATTGTTCCCATCCAAAAACTTTTTCACCAGCTGGATTTATTCTATGTATTAATCCGCAATCATCTACAACAATTAGAGCATCTGTTAAAATTTTTGCTGTTGTTGAAATATGTCTTAAATATGAATCGATTTTACTTGTCATATGATTGGTCAAATCTTTAGAAACTGATATGGTTGTGTTTGCTATATCAATGAAATTTTTATGTATTTCTTGATAATCTTCAAACTTTTTTTCAGTTTCTACTTTTTTATTTTTTTTGAAAAATCCCATAATATATCCTTTATCACAATATATAATATTTATATATGTTTAAGGTATTGAAATAAACTATTATAATTATTTGATTGAATAATTGTTGAATTTATAATTTTGACTTGATTTCTATTAAAACTAGCTTAAGACCACTCAATGCTTCAGATAATGTCAAATTTCCGCGATAATAATTATCGATGATACTTTCTATTTTTTCATCTTTTTTGGTAATTATGTCAGTGAGACGTTTTCTGTCCCAAACAAGAAAAACAATAATAGCGATCAAGATGGCGATCATTGCTCCCTGTCCACCAGTTGCGATCATTGTTATAACTGTTTCAATTACTTGTTCCATGAATACTACCTTTCGTCGCGTTTTCAAAGATATTTATTTATAATCAATGCATAATTAAATTACTATATAAAGTTAAAAAAACCTGCATCAAACTTCAATAATATTTATCAGAACACGTTGAAATTAAGTTTTTTTTTAAAGCTGATAAATAAGATATAATGTGTTTTGGAGTATAATATGCGATTAAATGAGAATTCTTTTAAAGATGTACTTGTTAAAGTGACTGGCGATTCTGAAGATGTCGTAACACATATTATACAACATATGCCTCTTGATGTATTAAAAAGTGTTGTTGATAATATCACGTCAGAAAATACTGATAAAATGGCAAACGCAAGAATTGAATATGATAAATGGAAAGCCAAACTTGGCGAGAGTTTTCAGGAAGGTAAAAAAATGAATACAACAAAATTGTGGCTTACTGTAAAAAATGGCTATAGAACTGGTGGACTTAAATCAATAAAGGAATCATTAAAAAATGTGTCGCAGGCTACTTGGTCTGATATATGGCCAAAAATGGGTAAACCCATGTTAATTGATTTATATGCCCAAGCAAATAAAAGAACAACAACTATTAATGACTATTCATTAACAGAATCATTTTTAGCAAATGAAGTATATAAAAACATTACAGGTGGAAAAATGAAGTCAGCTAGAGGAATTTTGATACCAACACAATTGGCAGAAAATATTTCAAATAAATCATCATTAATTAATAAAGGCTATACACATTATGTATCTTTATCAAGAATGAATACAGATAAATTTATGGATTTTCTTGAAAGCAATAATATTAAATATCTTGCCGATTTAGATGGAAATTTTAATATTAAAATATCAGAATCGAAAATTGATAAAGTTAATACTTTCCTTGAAGCAACCGATGAAAATAATATAAATGCACCAAGATGGGAAATAGATTCAAAAGGACAATATAAAAGTGCAATTCAAGAACCAGATCATGAAGTTGATATGGGCGATGCTATGGATAATAAAGTAACTGCAGGCGGCAGAACAATTGATTCATTATTAGATGATGATTTATTTGCTGTTGATGGCGAAGGAAATATTCATGGTAAAGGAGAATTTAAAAAGACCGGAGATTTCAAATCTACAAAAAACAGTGATGATGACAACGAAGGTTTAGCACAGGTTGATGGTGATACAGAAGAAACGGAAGAAGATTCGGAACCAAAGAAAGAACCTAAAAAACAAAATTTTGAACCAAAAGAAAAAACAGAGTCTAAACCAAAAGATGAAGATGAAACTGAAGACGATTCTGATTTTGATGATAACGAAGATGACGAAACGGAAGAACCAGAAGAGAAAAAGAAAAAAGTAGAAGAAGCATATTGGCCATCAACTGGAAATCAATCTAAACCATTTACGTTCGGTACTTTTATAGAAGACCAAAATACAAATGAGGAAATTACTGTTACTGTAGTAGCAAGATTATGGGGTGGTTATAGAGGAATTCGTGATCCATATCAACGTGAACAGGATGAAAATAGAGGAATAAACATTCTTTCTATAACAGGATCGAATGGAATTGATTATGATTTTGATACTTTGGATGTACTTACACAAGAACGTATTATGGATGAAGCAGGTTGCCAGATTGACGACGAAATGTGCGAATCTGAATTCACATCATCTATGTCAAATATGCTTAAAAATGCAGGCATTGTTTCTGAATCTACAAAAAAACAACCATCAAAACATAACCCTATGGCAAAAGAACTTGGATCAGGAAAATATTCACCAAGAATTGAAAAATCAAAAAAAGAAAAAGATAAACAAAATGATCCACTTGATCGTTCGGCAAAACATAAAAAGGATCCTGAATTACTTCAAGATAAAATTGATGAAGATTTCAAATATGGTGACGAAGTTACTGTATGTGGTGAATCAGGAACAATCAAAATACCAAATGGACCAGCAGGAACAGTGGGTGTAGCAATTAATGGAAAAGTAAAAATGTTTGATAAAGAAGATGTTCATCTCACTGAAGGAGTTATAGGTATGGTAAATATTCCTAATTTAAATCGTATGCGTGAATTAGCAGGATTAAGAAGTGGTCCAGCTAAACTAACTGAATTTTCAACAATCGAAGGTATTCCGGAAATGCCAGGTGAAGAAATAAACACAGTTTCAGTCGATGACGCAGAGGATTACGAACCATTACCATCAGAATTACCATTTGATGATGAAGGCGAAATGCCTGTTGACATGCCAACTGATGAGTTTGGGGATGACATGGATGATATTGATATGGATATTGAGCCTGATATGGATTCCGGTATGCCAGGAAGCATTGGTTCTGATCCTGTAGAAGAAATACCAGAAGAACCTTTAACTGTTGTAGGTGATGCTTATACAGAGATTCAGAACCATTTAAATGGTATTCAAAGATTAATGCCTGATGTTCGTTTATCAGAATATAAATTGATGATTCAAAGACTTGAAGAAATTCTTCAGGCAGCAAGATCATCTGGAAAGACATATCTTGGGGAAACAATTTTGAGAAAGGAAAAATAATTATGAGTGGACAAGACATGAGAAAATTAATGGAATCATTGACTTTCATTAAAGAAGAATCAGTTATAAATGAAGACAGAGAACGTTTAGAAGCCTATAACAATCCAATTTCAAAAGATAAAGTTACTGTAGAAGAATTAGAAAATTTAATGATACCAAAATTTCGTCTAGCAAGTGTAACATACAATAATGAAATGTATAATTATAGTGGATGGAAAATAATAAATTATAATATAAAAGAAGGCGTGTATATGACATTTACAACAAAAAATTATCATCAACCTGATATCGTATTATATAGGGGAACAAGTATAGAACAAGCTGTAATTGCCTATAACTTTATAGATAAAAATATAGGCAAACATTTAGACGAGAAGGAATGGATAGATAATACAGCAAGATCATTAAAAAATGATAAATGGTGATACAATGAGTGGTCAAGATATGAGGAAATTAATGGAATCATTAAAGAATATTAATGAAGAAATTTCACCAGAAACCACAATAACAGTTGGTAATTTAATTGATCGTTTATCAAAATTTGACAGAAATATGAAAGTAGTTATTACTGATGGTTATGGCGGAAAGCATTACGATAAAACTGCATTTATGCTTATAACCAGCTATGATGAAAATGGTGAAATGGTTGTAGATATAGGTATTGGAGGATGTGGAGAATGAGTGGCCAAGACATGAGAAAGCTAATGGAAAGCCTCGAAACACTTTCTGAAGCCAATCCCGATGGAACATATAGCGATGGCGAACAGGAAGAATTTGCTGAATATTTACATCATTTACAAAATGAATTAAATACGTTGGCACTCGAAGGCATTCAAAAATGTGTAGAAATGGGCGGACAATTTAGATCACCATCTTATATTAGTCAATTGAAAAAACAGTTTAAAATGATGGAAAACTGGATCGAATGGACTTATAAAAAGGATTTCAAATGAAATGGATTGAAATATCTGGAATTCAAACGATTATATCAAATGAAGAAAATCAACTTGTTAAAAAAATACAAGAACAAGAAGAAATATCAAGCAAATCTTTAAATGAACGTGAAAATGAACTTGCTAGAAAAATGACTTCAAAGGGAATTTTGAATCGTATAAATAAAGATGATATAATTATATACACAGTTAATGAACTTTAAGAGGTAAATATTATGGTTTCTGGACCTTCGTATCAAGACACGCAAGCAATGAAAAATTTATTAAATATAATGAATGGTGGCGAACCTGAAAAATCTTCATCAGTTAAAACTGATATTAACAAGAAGAACAATGGTCCTATTATTATTGATAACACACCGGATTCAGCAGCAATGAAGAAAATATTGGAGAGTTTTAATTCTGTTGCCAATAATACTGCAAAAACAATGAAAGAACAATCAACATATGATCGTGAAGTTAGAGAAGCATTGGAAACAGAAAGAACAGATACTGGATCAAGAGTTGGATCATGGGAAATAAATGTTAATGTTTTTGAAAAACTTGGTAAAGAAATAAAAACATACGATGTTGTAAATATTCATAGCAACGAACCTATTGCTAAAGACTTATATCTTTATGAAGCAGCACATGGATTGGTAATGTTATTAAATCGTGGCGAAACATTAACCAGTTCTGCTATTCGTGAAATGTTAAATTTCGAGGAACAATATACAAGAAATAGATTGGATGCGATTCGTTTTAAGAAAAGATATCAGGAAAGTCTAAAAACAAGAGATTACACCACAGCAGAAATAATGGAAAGTAGATACGACCAGTCGAGAAGTTTAGCACTTGGGGCAAAATCAAACATAGCAAAATTATATGAAAAATTATAATAATGATAAATAAATTAAGATATTCCTAAGTGAGTAAGAAAATTATGATAGTGAATGATATTACGGTGCCTGAAAATTATAAATTGAAAAAGATCATGAATATATTGAATAATCAGTATGGGATTGATATTAAATTTATTGATACAACTGTATTGAAAGATTCTTATGATTCCTACAAGGAAATAAAAGATAAAATAATTCAGGAATCCAATTTTAATTCGTATCATTCAAATCAAGAATATGTTAAAGCAACACTCATAATGGAAGCAATACAAATTTATTTGGTTGAAATAGCACCAAAGCGTGTAAGAAAAGTTAGACGCTAATTAGGAGATAGAGATGAGAGACATTAAAAAAATTCAAAAACTTCGTGCATTGAAAGAAGAAATGAATTCAAAACTTTCTGCTTTAAAAGAAGCAAAGAAAGCAAAAATGATTGCTGAAAAGAAAAATAGTTTAGCTTCATTGTTTGAAGGTGAATTGGAAAAAGCTCAAATTATTTTGGCAGCAAAAGATGTTCTTGATCGTCTTCAAAAAATGGCTGAAGATTTAGCAAAAATGACTGCTGAAGACATTATGCCAATTTCAGATAATATGAAGGGTATTTTTGGAACTGAAGTTTCGGATCAGTTTGAGCAGGTAGCAAATGAACAGTTGGCTGCTGGACTAGAAGCAATTCGTACTGCAAAAGATCAATTGAATACTCAGGTTCTTCGTATGGAAGGTAAAGTATCTGATGAAGATGCAATGCCAACAAATGATATGATGAATGATGACGAAGGTACTGAAGGTGATGATTCTGGTGATTTAGATTTAGATTTAGGTGGCGAAGATGAAGAAGGTACTGGAGATGATTCTGGTGACTTAGATTTAGATTTAGGTAGTGACGAAGATTCAGAAGGATCAGATGATTTATTTGGTGGTGATGAATCTGCAGCAACAGGCGAACCTTTAGGACGTGCTAAGAAAGAATCATTCAGAAACAAAGGAAAATCACTTTCAGAATCCGCAAAAAAAAAGAGAATCTAAAAGAAACATTAAATGAAAAAACAGATGTAACTGATTGGAAATCCCCTTCTCATGGAGGAACCAGAAAAGAATTATTAGCAAAATATGCTAAATCAAAATCTTCCAAAGATGCAGAAAATGCAAGAAAAGCCGGTGCCACTCAAACAGAATTAAAAAAAGCATCATCTGAAGATATTAACGAAATGTCACATGAAGAAGCATTACATCCATATGATCTTGGAAGAGAATTAGGGACACAATATTTCAAAGGTCAAATTCGTTCAATTCCAAATAAATTCCCAAAAGGATCACCACAATACTCAGAATTTAAAAGAGGTGTTGATGATTCGACGTCAATGACTGAGGATTTAGAGGAAGAACCAAATTTTATTGAAACTACAATAATGTTGGGTAGTAAAGAACAGACAGTAAAAGTTTATTTCGATATTGTTAATGATGAAAAAGAACCGACATATGTTGAAGATGCAGAAACTGGTGAAATATTATTTGATAATCCAGAAGATATGGATGCGGCTGATTATGATAAAATATTGGACATGTTATATGGTGATGATACACTAGAACCAACGGAATCGACAGAATATGATATGAAAATAAATGATGCTGTCGAAGCAGTTCACGCATCTGACGTTGATGATGCTGCTACAATAACAAGAATAGCACATCAGTATGGAGTAATGCCAGAACATCTAACTGCTGCGTTGACTGATAATACTGAATTTGTATCTGAAGATTTAGATGATATTGCAGATGGTGAAATTATTATGCCTGATGATATCGGTGATACTGATATGGAAGAAATGAATTCAGATGTAGTCACTTCATTAGACACATTTGTCACAGACGAATCCGGAAAATCAATACCGGTAACAGTAGAATATATGGAATTAGATAATGATGACGATGAAATTCCAGATGGTGAAATTGTTGTTGATGAAACGACTTATGAAGTAGAACCAGCAGAATTGAATGTTATTGATAAAAGAGAAGAATTGGAAGAATTTGATAATGATCCAATAAAAATAGATGATGTTGGGAACCCAGTTCCTGAAATGGATATTGAAATTGATAAACAACCAAAATCATTTACCACAAGAGATGGAAAAACATATGTAATTACTGCTGTAATCGATAACAATACAGGCGATGATATGATTGATCAGGTATCTGAACCAGAATTAAATCGAATTGAATCTGCAATTGATGACCTTGAAACTGTAGAATTTGATGAACCAGTAAATGATGTTGAACCAGTAGCATATGATTATATGCTAGGTCAACCAGAAACACCAATAACAGTTGAAAGTTTATTGAATCATATTAAAACGATATTCAAAGAAAGATCAATGTTTGGTAAGGAAGGATTGAAAAATCTTGTGAAAGAATCTATTGATAGTTTAACAAAAAAGAAATTGGTTGAAATGGTCGATGGACAGTTATTATTAAAAGAATATGATCAAGATGACGCAAGAATGGATTATGTGGATTCTCGCAGGGAAGCAGCATATAGTTTGATAAGTGATTATTTAAATTTTGAGGCATCTAGACGTGTTGGATCAAAAAGTCATGACGAAATGATGGATGAAATCTATGGTATGCTAGAAGATAGAGGAAATATGATTCCCGAAGAAGAAATAGAAAATATGATTCGTGACAGATTTCCTTCTGAAGATACTGTAAGTAATGATGCAGTTAAAGATTTGGCTTCAATTGTTGCTCAAACATCCACTGCAGATCAGCAAAACGATCCCACTGGTCAAAAATTTCAGAATAAATTGAAAAATGAAGTTACTAGACAAAGTAAAGCATTACAGGCTGCGCAGGCAAATGGACAACAACAGCAGAATAATGGGACTGGAACCGCTCCATCAACGCCAAATACCCCCGGTGTAAAACAAACAAAACCAACAACACCCACCACACCAACAACACAAACTGGCGAAGTAATACCATCTAATCAGCAAAATGGTATGAAAACAAATCAAAATAATCAGCAAACACCTATAACAGACAAAAAAACACTGACTGCAACAACTGATAAATTATCAAAAGATGCAAAACTTGGTAAACTTGGATTTCAAAAATAAGGATTAAATATAATGAAATGGATTGAAATTATAAATGAGAAAATGTCTTTTGAGCAGAAGGTGCAGTCGTATGCTATGGATTTATTAATCCCGCTTTACAAGAAAAAATTACCTAGTGTTTCATTTAAACAATTTAAATCTAAAATGGAACAGAATCCAGATATAACAAAATTAATGGATATTGATGATGATTTTTATATGGATCAACTTACAAAATTGTCATTTGTTGATAAAGTCGAGCCTGATGAAGATACTGATGTAATGATGATATGGTTCAAATCAAAAGAACCATATCCACATGCAAGTGGCGAAGATGATGCAGAAAAGAAAAAGGATCATCTCGAGAAAAATGCAACTGATCAAGCAAAAAAGAATGTTAAAGGCGACAATCCACTAATTTAAGGAGATTTAATATGGCAGCACCATTTTTAACTGCACAAGATGCTCGTTCAGGTAGTCGTAATAATATAGTGATATTTAATGAAACGAGAGATATAGAACATCAAATTCTATTAGCAGTAAATTCTGGATTATTAACAACCACTGTTACAAATACAACATTTACAACAAATCATGCTTATTATAGTTCTTGGCAAAAAACACAACCAAATCAGACATTAGATGATCAGATGAAACAGGTTGTAAATTATTTCACGCTTTTAGGATATAATATTGCTCAAATAGAAAATGCTGATTCTCCTGGATTATTTAATTGGGTTATTGCGTGGTAAATTATTAAAAACAAGGTATATTATCAATTAATAAGATAATTATTATAAATAATAATATATTAATTATATAGGAAACTACTATGAATGATTTTGAAAGAATGCTTTGCCTAGCTGGATTAAAAAAAGCAGAAGATGAGACAAGAAAACCACAAAAAAATATCATTGAAGTACTGGATACTGCAATTGGTCTCGAAAATAAAAAAACTGATTTGGCAATATCATCTGGTAGAAAACTATTGAAAGAATTGAATACTATTCAACCAATAAAAAAAGCTCCATCGAGAATAATGGAAAGTTCCGCATCTAGTGAAAAAGATAAACAATTATTGATACGTCTTATTAAAGAATCAGTAAAATATTCAGATAAAGAAAGTGTCAAAGCTCAAATAGCCACAAAAATGTCTGAATTAGCAGAAAAGTATAATTTATCGAGTATTCATGATTTGATTATTAAATTTGATGGAACTATAATGCAAGATAGAAACGGAATTACAGTAAAATGGAAATAATCGTTCAATAATATTGAAGTATTGCTTGTATATATATTATAATAACCTTAGTTGAATATTACTAAGGCACACAATGATAACAATAAATAAAATTTATGATTATAAAAAGTTAGATAAAACAGAAGATAAACATGGTAATCGTTTATATCAATCCCCAACAGGATCATTACTTCCATCTGTCACGACAATTCTTGATGCTACTAGCGACAAATCTGGTTTAATTGCATGGAGAGCAAGGGTTGGTGATAAAAAAGCAGATCAAATAAGTGCCGAATCATGTGCTCTTGGAAGTTTGATGCATGAACATCTAGAAAATCATATACAAAATATTCCTAGACCATCCGGATCAAATATTGTAAGAAAACTAGCTCATAATATGGCAGACCAAATAATCAATCGTGGTTTAATACATGTGAGTGAAGTGTGGGGTTTGGAATCACAACTTTACTACGACGGATTATACGCGGGAACCAGTGATCTTATTGCAAAATATAATGATGAACCAGCAATACTCGATTATAAAACTGCTAAAAAAATAAAATCAAAAAAAGACATTGAAAATTATTTTTTACAGTTATGCGCATATTCTATGGCACATAATCATTTGTTTGGAACAAATATAAAACAAGGAGTGATTTTTATGGTAACTCGTGATTTAGAATTCGAAACATTTGTTATTGCTGGTCATGAATATGAAAAATATAATGACATGTGGCTTTCAAGATTAGAAATGTTCTATGGTTAATTATAACCAGGTTAATTTAAATAGCATTTCAATTTTTGCATCATCGAAATGAAATGTTGGTCCATGTTCTTCTTGAATAATATCCCATGTTTCATATTCGTTCCCCGTATGTTTTTTACACCATTTTGCAACATTATTAATGTAATTTAAAGCATATTTCATGCCTTCTGGTCCATATTCATCAGAAAACATTACAGTGAATTTATGATCAGATAATTCTTTGATAATCATAGCTTTAATAAAATCTTTTTAACCGCTTTACAAGTTGCGCCTTTACTTCCGCCTGTATTAATAAAAAAATCTGATCTTTTGATTTTTTCTTTTGATGGTAGTTGTAATTTTTTAACATCTTCCAATCGTTGTTTTGTATACCCGGCTCTTGACAGAACTCGCTGTTCCTGTAAAAAATCAGGACAAGCTACTACCATTACAAAATCGCAGAATTTGTCCATTCTTGTTTCATACAACAATGGCACATCTAACACAATAATTTTTTTATTATTCATTCTGCAAGTTCTAACAAATTTAAGAAGTTGGTCGACCAATACATGTTTCATTATTGATTCAAGTAGTTTTCTTTTGTCTGGATTTGCATATACATAATTTGCTAATAACTTGCGATTGACGACACCATCTACCACAAATTCATGAAAATGTGTATTGAATATTTTAGAATGGTTTTTATAATTAATATTGAAGATATTCTTATAAAATTCATGAATTTCTGCATCGCAATCGAAAACAGGAATTCGCATTCGTTTGAGAACTTTCCCAACAAATGATTTTCCCATTCCCATTGATCCGGTTAATCCAATAATTTTCATATTATCCTCCCAAAATATTTACTCGATTATAATTTATGAAAAACAAGAAGTCAATGGATAAATACCATATAATATTATATTAGAGGTATAAAAATGGCAGTTTTACAAATTTCCCAGATTCAAATAAGACGCGGACCAGTAACAGATATTCCTAGTGGAACTCCAGATAACAATATAGGATTAGAAGAAGGGGAATTAGGTCTTGCTGTTGATACTGGAGGGCTATATGTAGGTGCTCCAAATTTATTGGCAATTCAATCCAGAAAACCAACAGCAGATAATCCATCAGGTGAATTTCCTTATGGAAATCTGCAGATATTAACTGAAACAACAAGAAATACTGAAGAGTTAATCCAATATACCTATAGATATAGAAATTTATCGTCCAATCCATCGTTTCCTGGTCCAGGAAATGGAATTGACTGGACTTATGACCAGGCTAAACCTTGGACATCTGACAATCAAACTGTAACGAGATACATTCAAGAAAGATTGGATGAAGTTGTATCTGTTAAATCATATGGTGCTGTCGGCGATGGAGTGACAGATGATACATATGCCATATGGTCCGCAGCCATAGACGTAATACAAACCAATGCTGGCGACAATGTTTCTGGATTTTTGGATCCAAATGGAAATTCTACTGGTGAACAAATAACATCAAGCAGAAGAAAGCTGTATTTCCCAGCAGGAACATATATCATATCAAGACCAATATTACTCCCACCATTTTCAACTTGGGTTGGTGATGGAATTGGTAAAACTATCATAAAAATGACAACAACAACTCAAAATAGTGTTGTTTCAAACATTAATGTTGTCAATGGAGGTTCAGGATATTTACCGACAACAACAAATATATCATTTTCAGGTGGCGGCGGAAGTTCTGCAACCGCTAATCCTATAATAACGAATGGAATAATATCACATATTGATGTTAGTAATGGTGGAAGTGGATATACACAGGCATATGTTACAATAGGTGGATATGGCGCAACAGCAGTTCCAGTTATTACTTCTGGCGTAATAACACACATCAATATTTTAAATGGCGGTACAGGATATACATCTGCTCATACAACAGTAACTTTCAGTGATTCGAATGGTGGTCCAGGAACAGGTGCAACAGGATATGTGATTGTTACTGGTGGTATAATTACTGGTATAGTAATTTCAAACGGTGGAAGTGGGTATATCAATCCCATAATACAAATTAATGGGGATGGGGATGGATTTGCTTCTGCAACTGCAATAGCAAGCGGAATAATTCAATCTATTATAGTAACAAATGGTGGTCAAAATTACTCATCTGCCAATGTCATTATTGGTGTTCCTGGATCTGGGGCAAAAGCAACACCAACAATTGTAAATGGCGTAATAACAGGAATTATAGTTAATAATTCTGGAACTGGTTATTCATCTTCTACAACTTCTGTTGTTTTTGGAGATAGCAGTGGAACAGGAACTGGTGCAAGCGGCTTTGTAACTTTAACAAATGGGGCTGTAACTTCTATCACTATAACAAATGGCGGTCAAGGATACACAACACCAACAATTTCTATTATTGGAAATGGAACCGGGGCAACTGCTTCTGTTGCTGCAGTAAATGGGGTAATATCTTATGCTACTGTTTTAACAGAAGGTTCTGGATATTCAAATGAATTACCAGCAATCGAAATAGTCAACGTAGGACAAGGCGCAAGTGCAATAGCAACAGTTTTATCTGGTAAAGTAACGGGTGTCAATCTGGTATCTGCAGGATCAAATTATCCTACGCAAACACA